AAAACCGTCAAACGAGTTATTACTTGCCGCAGTTGTGTCTCCCTGCCAAATACAGAACTCAGTATTTTGCGCGACCTCAGATGCTACGTGAGCTAACATAAAGTCAGAGAATTTTGGCGGCAAAGTTTGACCCAAACCGTAACCCATTGATTGAGCTTCCCAATCATTTACAAAGTCATACTTACACAATTGTAGGTTTACTTGTAGCTCAACTGGCTGGATGATTCTTTCTGTAAGTGTTACAGAACTGTTTGGCGCAAAATCACAAGATGCAGGGCTTACTAGGTTACCAGTTGCCAATTTTTTTATCACTTCTTTAAAAGCGATATTCGCCTTTACAGTCAAACCACCGTCATCAATAGTTGATGCGCTTAGAAGAGCTGCAGCGATGTACTCACCAGCAAACTC